TTGGTGCGTTTGGAAAGGCTGATCAAGAGACGCGAAAGGGTCTTGAAACGCTTTTGAATGGTGACGCGATGTATCAGATGGAAGGTATTTTTAAAGCCATTGATGAAGCTGGCGGGACGCTTAAAGACAATTTTGATGAAGCCACATCAAACCTGCCGGATCAAATAAATATGCTCAAAAACGATCTCAGGTCCGCTGCGGACAGCTTTGTGCAGCCGCTGGATCGCGGCCTTACCAATGCGATTAAAAAACTGCGGGCCAGTAAGGCAGACGGCGGATTCGGCATGGATGGAAAAGATATGATGCTGTGGGGAACTGCCCTGCTTGGCGGTGGTGTGGTTGCCGGGCGTTTGCTTCCCAAAGCTATGCGTGGGATTGCCGGGAAATTTTTTAAGAGCGGCGGTTCGACAGCTGCCGGCATTGCTGCCGGGAAAGCCGTGGAAAAGATGACCGGTGTAGCACCGGTGTTTGTTACCAACTGGCCGGCGGGCGGTCTTGGTGGTGGAATTCCTGGCGGCGGGCTGATGGATGATGTTGCAGGGGGTATGGCAGGAGGAGCAGCTGGTAAGGGTTGGCTAAAAAGCATTTTAGGTAAAGGCAAAGCATTGCTGGGTGGAAGTGTAAGGTCCGCCCCTGTTGCGGCCACTGCGGCGGGCGTAATCGGGTCCGGATTGGCAGGGTGGTGGATCGGAGATAAGATCAACTGGCTGATCAACAAACAGGTTGAGAAAGCGTCAAGCGGTAGATGGTCAGGGCCTGGGGCGCTGGGTGAAAAGATCTATGATCTGAGCCGGGAGCTGCCAGGGGAAATAAAAAATGCCATCAACCTGGCGATTAATTTCGACTGGTCCGGCCGGATGATGACTGTCAGCGATGACCCCAACACCACGGTGACCAGCGATACCAACCGCAGAGGAAAGTTTGGCGCTGGTGCGGTTCAGGACGTTGATTAATTTAATGAGGAATAAAGTTTAATGACTGACTTAATGGCCGGTTATGATTTTACGACGTGGACGGCTGGGCTAGGGGCCGTAAATGTTACAGCAAATTCTTTTGAGACGGGGGTTGATGGAAACGGCTATATGTACGGTGAGCCACCGACTCCGCTAACAGTTAGTGAAAAATATCGGCTTTATACAGATGGGGCAATAACCCCAGGGTGCGCGTTTGATATTCGGGACGCGGACAATACGCCTATTTTTCTTTCTGGCTTTGGCAGTAGGTCGTTCACAGCAGAAAGAACGTCCCTAATGGTGAGTATGTATTCAGGCAGTGGTGGTGACGTTTTGACGTTTACTGAGTTCCGTTGCGAAACTATTGTTGACCGTCCTACCTATATCATCGGGGATTCGTTTACAGCGAATGGATCAGCGGATACCGAGCTTAGCGAAATAACAGGCATGACAGTAACGACAAAGGGGGCCTCGGGCGAAGCGCTGCATTCAATAGCCGCGCGCTTTAATGCTGATATTGTCGCTAATAATCCTGAGATAGTTATCATCCAAGGCGGTGTAAACAATCTTGCGGCGGCAGTATCAAGTCCATTGGCCTCCATGCAAGCGTCAATACAATCAATGGTTGCGGCCGCACGGACGGCTAAAATACTGCCCATATTGGTTAATGTTGCCCCCTGGTCACACAATCAATACTGGACGGCAGAGCGGCAGACCTGGACGGAAGAATACAATATGTGGTTGCAGTCGTATGCGGCTGGCATGGGACTGCAATACGTTGATATTTACACAGCGCTGGCAGAGTCCGAGGGATCATTAGATTTAGCGACAGCGTATGACTCTGGCGACGGACTGCACCCAAACGGGGCTGGCTACACGGTCATTGGTGGGCTATACGCTAATGCCGTTGACGCGTTAATAGGCGTTACAGCACCTAACAATCACATCTCGATAATGCTGACTGCCGGCGAGGACTATACAGCTGCAAGTGATCTGCTGACTGCCGGGGATACGATAACATTTAGCGGTGTTGGTGGGCATGTTGACATGTCGGCCTTAAATGAAACTGATGCCGAATCGATCACAGTTAGGCTTGTCGGCAACATAACGCAGTTTACCCCCAAGGCAGGCGTGACAGTGCTTGAGGGGGCTGGTGGCGTTACCCCACAGCTCGTTATCGGTGGGAGTGGAATGAGCCAGAGTGCCCTTGTCCTATAATCAAGATAATATTGTATTAAATTGATATTTAGAAAGAGTTTGAATGACGGAAACATACGCAACATTAAACGGGATTAATCTGGATCTGGAAACGATCTCTGATAGCTTTGACAAAGCCATAGTCAGGCATCATATCCCGTTTTCTGACCGGACATTGATTCAGGATATGGGGCTGAAGGCCCGGCGCATCCGGTTGCGTTGTTATTTCTGGTCTGACACGTATGACACCCACAAAGATGTGCTGAAGTTGCTCTGGGGGCAGCAGTCTTTTGAGCTGAACCATCCTAAATACGGGCTGCTCCAGGGCGCGGTGGATGATATCCATGTGCGTCATGACGACCGGGATCGGACGGCGGAGATCGACATTGATTTTATTGTCGGGATCTCTTCGATCGCTGTGTCCGGCGCAACGGATATTGCCGGGCAGGCGGATGAACTGGCCGCAGACGGGTACTTGGAGGCTCAAAACAGTTACCGGGACGCGATGGTGGCAGACGGTGTGCTGGATGCCGAGACTATTGACAAGGCCCTCGACCCGGATCAGGGGATTCTTGATCAGATAACCGCGGTATCTGCTGAGGCGCGCAGTTATCTAAAGAAACTTGACCGCATGGATAAAGATATCGGTAGTTTTTGTGACGATATTACATCTCCGGTTGACAGCCTGGTGGATACTGTCGAGCTTGCCACATCTATTCCAGGGCGGATTATCGGTAAAGTTGCCGCCACCGTGGAGAAACTTACCGTTCGGTTCATTACGCTGAAGAATGCGCCAGGGCGGTTTTTAGACAGTATTGTCAATCAGCTGGCTCGATTCACATATCCGTTTGATTCCACGTTGTTTGGTAAAGACTCCACGGACAGTGATACCATGTCGCTGTCAGATCGTGCTGCGGCAGATGCATATCTGGCCACGTCGGCAATTGGGTTGGCCCACGCAGCGGCCCAAATTTACGCAGATGATGAACAGGTTAGATCGGCACAGGCCCAGGCTGAGGATGTGCAGGTGTTTGATGCCCATGGGCGCATGACCCAGGCCCCGGATGTTGAATCTGCATTGAATGTAAATCAAATTGAGGAGAGCCTGGACCGGGTGCGCGTAGTCGCGGATTTGGCTGTTGAAGCGGCCCGGGGTGTCGACGCAGTAAAACTGCTTAGCGACGCTTTACTGGACCATGTAGTCCAGGTCAAGCTTGATGCCGAAAAGATTGTCACCATTGATGTGGATAATGCCATGCCCCTGCATCTTGTCTGTTTGAAATACGGTCTGCCATACAGATCCGCAGAACGTATTTTGAGGATCAACAGAATCAAACATCCTAACTTTGTGTCCGGAGAGGTGGATATTTATGAAAGCTGATCAGGATACTGTTTCCCTGGAAGTTTCGGGACGGCGGATTGAGAACTTCACCCGGTACCGGATTGAATCGGATCTGTTCAAGGCGGCGGATGATTTTTCCTTTGATTTTGAGCAGCCCGGGTTTGCAATTGATCCAGGGGCGCGATGCCGTGTTTTTGTCAATAATCAGCTTGAGCTCAACGGGATAATAGACCGTGTCCGGGACGGGTATGGTAATGACCGGACGCACTTAACGGTTGCCGGTCGCGACCTGATGGGCTTACTGGTGGACAGCCATGTTGGGATCGGGCAGACGGACGAAAATATTGATCTGAAGGCGCTGGCAAAGGATCTTCTCAAGGATGTGCCGTATATCAACCGCAAAGCGATCATTTACGGTAAGGGCCATAAGGCAAAGATCTCGGAGCAGGGATGGGAATTTGAGTCCACCAAGGTGCAGCGTGATCCGGACCATACGATTTTCGACCTGTTAAGCCGGCACGCCCAGGAGCGGGGTTTATTTTTTTGGTGCCAGGCGGACGGCACATTTGTGTTCGGTCAGCCGGTACGCACGGGTAAGCCTGTGTTCCGGCTGGTAAATCGGATGGATGGATATGGGAATAATATTTTATCCAGTGACAGGACCCGGGATATTGCCGGCCGGTTTTCGAAGATTACAGTGATCGGTCAGCAGCAGGGAGAGGATTTTTTTAGCAGTGATGAGGTCAATGTCCAGGCTATTGTTAAAGATCCTGATATCCCATTTTACAAGCCGTATTGTACATGCATGCACAGTGATATGGCCAGCCCGATGGAGTATGCCAGGACGGTTCTGAACCAGCAGAGATTTGATGGATTCAGCATGGAAGTTCAGGTGGCCGGGCACAGCCAGGGCGGGAAGAATTTCCAGGCGAACACCTTGTGTCATGTTGAGGATGAATATTATGGCTACGCCCAGGTATTTTTTGTTGCGGCCCGGACTTTCGAGCTCGGACGGATGGGGGTTGTTACAAGGTTACGGCTGTCTGATCCAGGAGTGGTGCCATCATGATTACTATGATCCGGTCCATATTAAGCAGTGTGTCTGAGGGTGTGGTCAAACGGTTTTCAGGAGCTGGACGGTCCGGAGAGACGTTTACGGACAGGGAGTGTTTCCAGCATTACGGATTTACCAGCCGTGCGCTGGCCGGTGCGGAGGGGATTTTGCTCAAGCAGGGTAACCAGATCATGCTTATTGCCAGTGATGACAGGCGGTACAGGATTAAAGTTGAGCACGGAGAGGTCGCTCTTTATTCGGACGAAGGGGATTACGTGCATCTTAAGCGGGGTAACCTCGTTGAGGTTAAAACGAGTACGCTTGAGGTTATTGCCGACACTAAAGTTATTCTGGATACGCCTTTGGTCGAGATAACAGGAGAGGTCGAGGCCGATTTGCATATCACGTCCGGTGGAAATATTACGGCAGATGGAGATATCCATGATATGGCCGGTGGTACCGGGTTAACAATGTCGGGTATGAGGTCTATTTATAACCGCCACGCTCATCCTGAGAATGATGGTGGAGGGCCAACAGACGAGCCTATCCCAGGGGATCAGATGTAATGCAGGACTTTGTGCTTAATATAGATGCCGGTACCGGTGAGGCAGATATGGCGCTTACGGCGGGAGATTCATTCATAAATAATATATATCTGTCATTAATGGTGGATAGAGGTACATTTTTCCAGGACCCTGAGTTTGGCAGCCGGCTTTATCTGCTTAAACGGGCTAAATCACTTGAGGGCAATGCACGGCTGGCAAAGGATTATTGTGAGGAGGCCCTGGCGTGGATGATTGAGGCGGGCCGGGCCAAGTCGTTCGAGATTGAGACGGAAATTGAGAAGCTTTCCGGCACCGACCGGTTGAACATCCGGATACTTGCCGTCAAGGCGAACGGGCAGGCAGTTGAATTTACCACATTTACGGAGATTGTGTGATGGACAGTGTGTGGCTCAAATATTTTGACCAGATCCTTAACCAGATCCTGGTGGATTACCGGGGGCAGTTTCCCGATGCGGATACGAGCAAGGGGACTATCCTTTATATAAGGGCTGCGTGTACGGCGTCGGCGTTGTGGGGCATATACCGGTATCAGGCGTGGATATCGGATCAGATTTTTCCGGATACGGCAGATCCGGAAAATATGGAACACCACGCCTATATCAACGGGATTGACCGCAAGGTCGATGAGTCCGATGCGTCGCTGCTTTCCCGGGATCTGGACGACCGGCGGCGGCCGCCTGCGGGTGGTAATCAATATGATTATGAAAAATGGGCCAGGGCGGTGGACGGGGTGGCGGATGCCTGGAGTGTTCCGCTCGGCCAGGGGCTTGGATCTGTTGATGTTGTGATTACTGCGGATAATGAGACGGGGGTGCCGGATCAGGATCTGATCGATGTGGTGACCGATTATATTGATGAGCGGCGGCCGGCGGGGATGCGGTATTTAAGGGTGTTGGCCCCTGTTGACGTTTCGGTCGATATCACCCTGGCCTATGAGGGCGATGTGGAGGAGGCGGTGATTGAGGACGATGTGGCGGCATACTTGGCAGGATTTGGTCCGGGGGATGATTTGGTTATCTCCCAGCTGACCAAATACTTAATCGAGGGCAATGATTTGACAGATGTACCGACACCGCTTTCCGCTCCGGCCACAAATGTCAGTGTGACGGATTATCAACGGATTGTAGCGGGGACGATCAGTGCAACAAAACTCTAAAACACTGCGGTATTTGACTCCTGTTCGGCTTGGTGATGTTGCCGACATGGACATGGAAACCGAGGCCAAGGCGTTGGATCGTGCCCAGGATTCTGCGGACCGGGTTTTTGTTAATATTTTCCCTGACACTTGCTATGAGCTGTTGTCGGCCTGGGAGCGGGTTTATGGGCTGACGCCTGATGCGGATGCCAGCACGGGCGTGCGTGTGGCGGCGCTGCTTGCAAAGATCCGGGCTAAGGGGGGCTTATCCAGGCCGCACTTTATCGCGTTGGCAGAGATGTTAGGGTATGACGTTGAGATCGAGGAGCCCACAGAGTTCATGGCTGGGTGGTCCTGCGCAGGGGATAAGTTGAATGATGAAAACATTGTCTATGCTTGGTGGGCCAACGTGCTCAATACTGAGATCCCGGGATATTATTTTTACGCGGGCACCAACGGGGCCGGAGATCGTTTGGCCGATTTCGGTGTGGATGATCTGGAAACCATATTCGAAGATTTAAAACCCGCAGAGACTTTGGTGTTTTTCACCTACCCTAATTTTTAGGAGGATATATGCAGAGAATAGACACGGATGACGGCACATTTACGGATGGGGATGCGTCCACAGGCACCAAGGGTACCCGGGTGACGGCGGCCTGGCTGTATGCGCTCCAGGAGGAGGTTGCCCAGGCCATTGAAATGCTTGGGGTGGAGCTGGACTCAGAAAATAATGCGCAGCTCGGCGGGTTGCTTCAAGGCCGTGTATTTGAGTTGGTTGATGGCGTGGCGGTGTGTACGGTTGATATAGAAGAATAACCCAAAGGAGGATTAAATTATGCAGGGAGTTCCCAAAGGCCTGCTGACGCGGGCCGATTTTGAATTATTGCAGGATATGGCTGTGGCTGGGAGGTTAAGCAAGTCGGAAAGAACTACGCTGCAAGCGCACTGGCAGGGTTTGCTGAACGGCAGGTATAAATATGATTACGATAAAACGCTTTCGGACGATGATGAGGCGGATGGTGAGTCCCCCGAGTATATCGTTTTAACGTCTCTGGATGAATCGTCCGGAGATGAGGTGCGCAAACAATACCGGCGGGTTGAAGATGATGCATGCCGGATGGTGTTACTATGCTTTACGGCTGATGAGGTTGAGGTAAAAATGTCCGTGCTGAATGAGTTGGGTGTGTAAAATGAGTGTAAAGTATGCAATTGCGGCAGGGGCGGCGGCATTCTGGCAAATAATGGGGCAAATTGCAGCGGCATCGGCATCCACGTTAAATATCCCGGAGGGTTTAGTGAATATCGGCGGTAACGGTTGCGGGTATATCCTGAATGAGCGGGCGGACTGGGACCCGACAAGCGCCGACAACCAAGACGGTACGCTGGATTCGCTGGCGCTGGGAGATAATGTCTCTTTGTATGCGATCCCGGGCAGCGATGGGCGGGCCGGGGTGATATCCAGCCTGAACAGCACGTACCCGGATGGATATTCATCGCTGACAAGCCGGAAAATTGGCGGGTACCATTATGGCCGGGTGCGGGAGGTGGCGGATCGGTACGATACGTCTGTGACCCTGGCTACTCAAATTGTACCGAACAGCGTTTGGGACTTGTCTCATCGGCCAACGTGTAGCCCAGTGGGGATGGCGGAAATTATACCCGGTGCTGTGTGGGTGGATATTTATCACAATAGTGAGGGGAGCGGCATATGGCCGCAAAATGTGCCGGTCAGTGCGTACGGCGTCACCCCGATTACGGATGATGTCTATGCCAGGACGGATTTCGGGCTACTGGCCGGAAATGCCGGGAAGCGCCTGCCAACGGTTAGTGAGTTTTGCGTGTACGCCGATGGTGCTCCGCAAGGGTCTGATAGCGCAAATACTGCGGCTTGGGCTGCCACGACAAATACCGGACCGACAACCACAGGCGCTGTGGCTCAGGCTGTTTCTACGCTTAATATTATCGATGCGGCGGGTAATTTGTGGGACTGGCTCGATGACCAGCATGATCTGGGTGATACTTATGCTTGGTCTACCTCGGTGGTGGATGTCGGCAAAGACGCTGCATACTATAGGGGGGCTGTTTATCACGCTGGTTGGCGGGCCTTC